ATATTAGTGAATTTATGGAAATAATGGCAACAGTTGAAGACCCTATAATTAGACAACAATTGATGACTAAGTTGGTCGGTCAGCACAGTCCATTCACACTGCTCGGAGGAGGATTATTCCACTTGGCATTCGGAGCGATCTTAACAGGATCAGCAGTAGGACTTAACAAATAAGGATTATTATGAGTGAGAAATGGCATTTAAGTAAAGCAATCAGCATTAGTCATTTGGCTACTACAGGAGCATTGGTACTGGCTGCAATTATCTATGTTACGGGGATTGAGAAAGATGTAGCTGTACTACAAGCCGAACATCAGAATATGAAACAACAGATTATAACGATACAGCAAGACAACAAAGAGATGTTCGCCAAGATAGATGCCAAGTTAGACCAGATGATAAACATAATCCATAAATACCAGATTAGTACAAACTAATGATGACACTACTTACTAATGTTGCACCAATAATCTTAGGTTTCGTAGCTAAACTATTTGCCCTAAAGAGTCAAGCAGCATCAGAGAATCAGAAGTTGATGATACAGTCATTACAGGTTAGGAATGATTCTATCAATATGGCAAGAGATAGAGCAGATAAAGAATCACCAATGGCTGCTTGGAATAGAAGGATCATAATCCTGGTCATTCTTGGTTTAGTTATATTTACGCAAGTTGCACCTGTATGGTTTGATGTGCCTACAGTAGTACCCACTATAGTTGAAGGATTTAGTATTTTAGGAATCCAGTTAACTCCAGATGTGGTAGAATATGTAACTGTAGAAGGGATGTTGAAGTTTGATGAGATATTCAAATGGGCAACAATGATAATTGAATTCTACTTTGGAGCACAACTAGCAAAAGGTAGGTAAACATGAGAAGGGCGATTGTTATACCCGATACCCATTTTCCGATACATGACGAGAGTGCGGTTAAGGTGGTACTAAAGGCGATAGAATTTGTTAAACCAAACATATTTATCAATTTAGGTGATGTTGGAGAATGGGAGTCTGTATCTGCTTGGCAGTATAAAAGACGAAAACGCCCACCAATAGAATACCAGTTGAGAGAGATGGTTGCAGAAATCAAGGAAGTTAATAAGTGTATTGACAGATTTGATAAGGTCTTAGATAAGATTAAGTGTAAGGAACGCTATATACTGGCTGGAAACCATGATGAGTGGCTAGATAGTTGGGTGGAAGAGAATCCTTTTTTAGATCAATACACATTCAGAAATGCTTGTAAGTGGGATGAAAGGGGATATGAGTATAGAGTCAATAATGAAGTTCTGAAAATAGGTAAGTTGAATTTCATTCATGGTGCATATACTACAGTTAATCATTCCAAGAAACATCTTGATAGTTATGGTGCAAATATTGTTTATGGTCATGTACACGATATACAACGATATTCAAAAACCAAACTGGATGATGATGGTATAGCTGCTTGGTCTATGGGTTGTTTAAAGGATATGTCTGCTGAGAAGAATAGATGGCTTAAAGGTAGACTACATAACTGGAATCACGCTTTCGGCATTGTAACTTGGTTTGATGATGATTTATTTCAACTAGAAACCATAGAGATTGTTAAAGGTAAATGCTCCGTATGGGGCAAAATAATTAAAGGATAAGAATATGGGAATGATGAGCAGGCATGATCTAAGTAAGGGCGATATGATTGGTTATATCATGTCTAGTAGAGGAGTATTAGAGCCTAATTTCCCCAGTTTTGATTTGGGTAGCCCTACCTCCGAGGGTGCTAGGTGGGAATCTATTAGAAGAGAATATGAAAAGATCCCTATACGAGAGATAAAAATGGAATTTTATCATTACTTAAAACTTAAATAATTAAAGGATAAGATATGACATTTAGAGGCTTAATCAATGAAGTATTAATAAGACTAAGAGAAGATACAATTAGTAGCGATTGGTCTGGCGATATTAATGATAGTACAACTATATCTGCTTATCAAAAAGTAATAGGTGCTTTGGTTAATGATGCGAAACGATATGTCGAACAAAGACATGATTGGCTTAATCTGAGATCAACAGTTGATATTACAACTGTAAATGGTACAAAGAACTATAACCTTAGTTCTGGTCAAGAGATTAAGATTATGGATGCTATCAATAATACTACTGGTATGCACCTTAAACAAGTGGGTAGAACCTATATTAATACAGTTACATATCCATCACAGAACACAGGAGAACCATTGTATTACGGATTTAATGGTAGTGATGCCTCTAATAACTTAAAAGTAGACCTCTCACCAGTTCCTACAACGGCTCATACCATCTCATTTGATATTATAAAGTATCAAGCCGACCTAGCTGAAGCTGACACAGTATTAAGCGTTCCAGAGAAACCAGTTATATTAGGTGCGTGGGCAAGGGCTATTGCAGAAAGAGGTGAAGATGGCGGTACACAGTCTAGTTTAATGGCTGTAGAGGCTGGTGAGGCTCTTAAACAAGCAATTATATTAGATAGTGGCAATACAAGATATGAAACAGATTGGTATATTAACTAATGGCAAAGCCTTTATCATATCAACCACTACCAAATTTTGGTGTAAATGGACTAAATACTCAAACCAATCCATCATCTTTAGATGCTAGTTGGCTGACATCTGCTGAGAATATTGTTCTAAGGGAGTCTGGAAGAATATCTTTTAGAAAAGGACTTAAACAAAAAGTAGTTCCAACTGGTACAGCAATAGCCTCTCTGGTTGAACATAACGATCAAGGCACGAACAAGATATTCGCTAGTCATGGTACAAGTATATATACGATAGATTTTACTTCACCCAATGCTGCATTTCAAACATCTACTATTGATGTTAGACACACAGTTTCGGGTTCGTCTGGAGATTGGCAGTTTGTAAACTTTAATGATAGATTACATTGTTTTCATGCTGGGGTTGTACCACAGAGATATGCTGGTGCTTCCGATGCTTTAGAAAGGTGGTCATCTTATTATAAAGCTACTGCTATAAATGATGGTAGTGGTATAAATGATTCTGTTACTACTATAACAGTAGATAGCACACTTGGTTTTCCTCAAGAGGGAAAAATAAAGATTGGTAGTGAAATAATTTCTTATACTGAAAAAACACCCACAGTATTTGGAGGTTGTGGTAGAGGTGCAAATAGTACATCGGCAGCATCCCACCTAGATGATGCAGCAGTTATAATGGCTACATTACCAGCATCTATAACAACCCTATTTGATCCTAGTTGTGGCATGGGATATTACGGAAGAATTTGGTGTGGTGGTGTAGCAGAGGCAAAAGATGTTGTTTATTACTCAAATCTACTTGATGGTGATAATTTCTTGGATGGTGATACTGGTTTAATAGATTTATCAAAGGTCTGGGATAATGACGAAGTTGTCGCACTTGCACCCTTTTATGGTAAGCTGGTTATATTCGGCAAGAACAATATAGTTATTTACAGCTCACCAGAAACAGTTGGATCTTTGGCTATTGATGAGGTTATCAAGGGTGTGGGTTGTGTTAGTCGAGATAGTGTCCAAGCAATAGGCAATGATTTGGTTTTCTTGTCTGCTACTGGACTTAGGTCGCTTTTCAGAACAACAGAGAAAGACAAACTACCTTTAATGGATTTAAGTGTCAATATTAAAGACACGCTTATAAGAAATATTAGTATAAGCACAGATGTAAAGTCTGTATATGTAGAGAATGAGGGTGTCTACATAATGTCATTTGTAGATAAGAACATTAATTATGTGTTTGACTTTAAACACATAACACCAAACGAAGTACCAAGAGTTACAACTTGGACTTTTGATTTAGATAGAGAACCTGCTTCTATGGCTTATACAAAACTATATAGTGGTTTACTTGTAGGACAGAAAGATGGAAGCATTGCTGGATATGAGGGTTATCACGATATAGATTTGGCTTGGGTAGATAGTGCTGTGTCTTATACTAACGCTTCTTTTACAAGCAATATATCCTCTGTATGGGTTAGTTTAGGGGGAGAACAGACAGTATCTTCATCTCTATTAAAAAGGATGCTACTTGTTTTAGAGGGTGGTTCTGGTTCGGTACTCAGTTTGAGATGGTATAAGGATTTTAGTGGTTCATCATCAGCAGAAACCTTGATTGAATTGCGACCAGATACTACAGGTTCAACAGCGTTATGGGGTGATTCAGCATCTTTATATGGTGCAGCTAAATTTACACCAATATATGGATTGAAAGAATATAAGACTCCATTAACAGGAAGTGCGAAACACTTAAAACTTAATTTATCTTTAGCATCGAATGGCTATGATGCTTCGATTCAAGACTTAACATTATTACATAAAGAAGGGAAAATACGATGAGCGATTATACTTTAGCAGTAGCTTGGTCTGGCAAGGATGCACTCTCTGACTCAGATAGTGCGAAGGTAATATCTGGCGATGACTTCGATTCCGAGTTCACTACAATTAGAACAGCAGTTAATTCAAAGGCAGATTTAGCCTCACCTACTCTGACAGGAACACCAGCAGCACCAACAGCAGCAGCAGATACTAATACTACACAGATAGCAACGACAGCTTTTGTAACGACAGCAGCGGGTGCTTTAAATGCAGCAGCTTATCCAGTCGGTGCAATATTTACTACAACTACAGCTTATGCTGATTCAGCAGCGGTTGTTACAGCAATAGGTGGAACGACTTGGGTAGCTTTTGGAGCTGGTAAGGTTCTTGTAGGTTTGGATTCTGGTGATACAGATTTTGATACTTCAGCGGAAACAGGTGGTGCTAAGACTGCTTCTGGAACATCTGGAAGTACCACACTATCAACTTCCCAGATACCATCGCATACACATACTGGTGCTCAATCAACTGGAACTTCAGTTACAACAGATGCCGAAGGTGGGCAAGCAACTTACCATGTTACTTCTTCTACAACTACAGGTTCAACAGGTGGTGGTAGTGGACACACTCACTCAACTTCAACATCAACAGTACAACCTTACATCGTAGTATATTTTTGGAAAAGAACAGCATAATTAGGAGAT